TTTTTAAGGAAATACTTATTATGTCAAACGTAAATTTTCGTTCGCTTGTTAAAGCCTATTCCACATCTGTAGATAAAGCAGGTAAAAACTTAACCGCACTAGTTGACTGGATGGTTGCAGAAGGCATCACTGTAAAATTGCTCAAAGATAAAAAGAGCGATACAAGTGCAGAGATGGATGCTGGGATTGTAGCGTCTTTTCCTAAACCGGTTCAAATGCTTTTGCAGTCTGCTACTAAGGGCTTATCAGAACAGGACAAACAAGCTAAACGATACGGCCAACAGCAAATTGGTTCAAGACGTGCCAAGATTATTAAGGCACTTGACGCACGCATCAACCCTGTCGAACAAGGTCCAGATCAAAAGAAAACTGATGATCAAACCTTCTGCCAAGAACGGGTTATCGCAATGATCAAACGTTTAGAAAAATCCGATAATGCCCCATTCGATATTGTCGAGGCATTAACTCAACTCGTTAAACTGCAAGAAACCCTTTCAGTTAAAATCTAACATATCTGGGCTAGCCCTTCTGGGCTAGCCCTTCTTGTTTTTAATTGTTAGTCCTTCGACTAACATCTTTAAGGAAAATATAATGCTTGAAAAACTATTACCAATTTTCGCCGCAATACTAGGAACTGCGTTTACTTTGTTTGGCCTTTATGAATTAGACGGTTACGTTGGCTGGATACAAGTTGCAATACTTATTATTGGCACTCACTTAATTGCGATGGCGTTTCGTTCTACTGTTAACCATTTCAAGTACCAGCAAGCTATAAATTCCTATCGTGATTGCAACGACTAATAAAATTGGGCTGGCCCTTCTGGGCTGGCCCTTTTTTTGTGCCTTTTTTCTGATGCCAGTTACTTGGGAAGCCTTGCGTCACAGCGTGTTAGTCCACAGACTAACATCTTTTGAAACCAGTTATCAGCGTAGCGGTGAGCCAATGTTTGTTTTATGTGATAACATCATTTGAAACCAGTTATCAGCGTAGCGGTGAGCCAATGCAGTGACGTGTTAGTCCACGGACTAACATAATGTTCTGTTGTTAACACGTTGATATATAAGCAATGTTCCGCTTTTTAGGGGGTAATGTTCCGTAATGTTCCGTAATGTTCTGTAACGTGAGAACATTATGTATACGTAGCAATTGATGACAGCTTGTGACAAGCATTTACAATACTTGCCTATCAATTCATATCAATTCTTTAGTATATATAATAATGATTGTAATGTTCTTTTTCTTAAATAGTTTAAAACTTTATTTTCGACCCCCCTTAGAGCGTAGTACTTCCCCACAAAATATCTCAATCTAAAAATATGACCATCCAATTCCACCAAAAAAAGAACATTAGAACATTCCTTGTTTTGCAAGGGCTTACAGCGACACGTGTTAGAACATTACAGTACATTACAGTACATTACACATTTACTCACCATATAATAAGTTTACACACAGCTTGACATATATAGACACCTATGGTACTATATTGATAGTGGGATTTTCCGCTAACTTTTACAAAGGAACTACAGACATGAATACGCAATTACATACAACATCACAAGTCGCTGAGGTTTCCAGCGGTGGCTTAAGTACAACCACCTCACAAGATGTTAGTCCACGGACTAACAATGTTCCACAAGTCGAGGTAGCTTCCATCGGATCAAGCGCAATGTTATCCGAACTATCAATATCCCAGTGGACAGGCCGCAAGAAAGACAAGAAAGCATCTCAAGATGTTACCTCTGACAACAATGCCGAATCTGGTGTAGCCAATGTCACTAAGAAGTTACTAGGTAGTTGTGCCGAACTTGCCGTGATACACAAACTGACAGGTAGCATTCGTAACGTACATTATGGCATGACAATGCCGTGGTCAGATACGGGCTTGCGACTACTACCAACAGCGCAGTACTTCAAGTATCACCAAGCCATGACTGACCTAGAAAACAAATGGCGGTCATGTGTTAACGACTTCCTACAGTCTTATCAGTGGGAGATCAGTCAGGCACAAGCCAAGCTAGGTGACTTGTTTGACGCTAGCGAGTACCCATCAACTGACACGCTTACCACCAAGTTCGCGTTCAATCTCAACTACATTCCGCTACCAGACGCAGGTGACTTTCGTGTGGATGTTGGCAAGGACGCAGTAGATGAGGTCAAGTCAAGTTACTCTGACTACTACAACAGACAACTCACTAAGGCAATGGATGACGTGTGGACACGTTTACATGACGCACTCACACGTATGTCCGAGCGTCTGGCTATCAGTAGTGACGGCAAGAAAGAGATATTCCGTGACAGTCTAGTCAGTAACGTAGTCGATATGGTCGAGCTACTAGACGTATGTAATGTCACCGGTAACGTCCAGATGACCACCATGCGTGATAAGTTGTCAGACGCTATGTATGGCGTGACCGCCGAGATACTACGTGAGGACGAGCATACACGTGCCGAGACTAAACGCACAGTGGATCAGGTCATTGCATCACTTCCAAGCGTGGACGTGTAACAATGGGACAAGTAATAGCCGTACTTGTGGTTGGTATGTTACTGACCCTCACTATTCTGGAAACACTCAGTGGGTGTGGTCAACGCACCTACTTCCAAAACCGCACGTGGGTAACAGGTGAGTGCCTGTTCATCCCATACACCACCACATCAGGTAAGTGGTAAACTTGTTAGTCCACGGACTAACACAACAAGGAGAACTACAATGTCTAACGCAGAACAAATGTACGCACTAAGTCTAGATCAGATCGCTACCGCCATACGTGTAGGTGGTAACAAGCGCACTGTCTTGGTACAGGGTCACATGGGCACAGGTAAATCATCACTGTTGAATATGTTATCGGATGAGTTATCCACCCATACACCATACTATTGTGATTGCACCACCAAAGACTTGGGTGACATTACAGTGCCGAATATATCAAAACTAGATAATGGCACGGGCTTTGTGTCGTATCTTACTAATGAGGAGCTAGGCGCACACCTCGACAAGCCAATCATCCTCATGATTGATGAGTATGGCAAAGCCAATACAGCGGTCAAGAACGCTATGTTACGTCTTATGCTTGAACGCAAGATTGGTTCATATACACTACACCCTGACTCGTTAGTGTTTGCCACTACTAACTTGGGAGCCGAGGGTGTCGGTGATCTAGTACCGCCACACGCACGGAACCGCATTACTGTTGTTACCATGCGTAAACACGACAACATGGAATGGATTGAATGGGGTATTAACAATGAAATCGACCACACTTTACTTGGGTGGTGTAAAGATAACCCGCAACTCTTTGCGAGCTTTGAGACTATCAAAAACCCAGAAGAAAACCCGTACATATATCACCCCCGAGATCAGCGTACAGCGTTTGTCACACCCAGATCGTTGGAAGCCGCTTCCGATTGGCTCAAAGAACGTGAGGCGTTTGACGATCAAACGCTAACAGGTTTACTCATGGGTACGATAGGTGCGCGTGGTGCTATGGACTTGATGGCATTTGTCAAGCTGGCAGATCAGCTACCCTCACTTGAGAGTATCAAGAAAGACCCCCAGAACGCCAAGGTTCCTGACAGTGCATCAGCAGTGTGCATGGTGGTGTATCGCACACTAGCAAGTTTGGAGAAAGATTGGGTCAACTCATGGATGGACTACATGGTGCGTCTCGACAAAGAAGCACAAGGTATGTTCGCCAATGGTGTACGTGCGCCCAAGTATTCCAAGCAGTCTATGGTGATGACCAACAAGAAGTTCACCGAATGGGCTATGGCTAACAACTATATGTTTGCGGCTGACAAGAAATAGTTAGTCCACGGACTAACATCTTACGGGGTGGGGCATGGTGTCTCACCCCCAACAGGAGAATGACAATGTTAACACTAGGCAAACAACTCACTACAGAACAACGGCTATCCAAAGCTGTTGTCGATATCATGGGTAAAGACAAGTACATTGCACTGGCTGGTATTCTTATGATCGGTGAACGTACTGTCAAAGAAGACATACCTACTGCCTGTACGAATGGTCGTGATGAGATGTACGGTAGGAAGTTTGTAGACGATCTATCTGACCCCGAACTACGGTTTCTTGTACTGCATGAGAGCTACCATAAACTGTATCGACATCTCACCACGTGGAAACATCTATATGATGAAAACCCACAGCTTGCAAATCAAGCGTGTGATTATGTTATCAATCTCAAGATAGCTGATGACAATACCGATGGGTTCGCAGTCATGCCTCAAGGTGGTTTGCTTGATCGCAAGTTCAAAGATATGGATAGCGCACAAGTATACGCTACCATCAAGCAAGATCAGGAAGAAAACGGAAGTGATGGTGGGGGTAATTCCTCCGATGGTTTCGATGAGCATGATTGGGATGGCGCACAAGAACTAAGTGATACAGAGCAACGTGAGCTAGCCCGTGATGTCGATGAGGCAATACGTCAGGGTGCGCTTATCGCTGGCAAGCTAGGCAATGGCGCAGATCGTAGTATGACTGACCTACTCAAGCCACAGATAGATTGGCGTGAAGTGATGCGTGAGTTTATATCTACGACTTGCACAGGCAATGACTACTCTACGTGGCAACGTCCTAACAGACGATACATATCCTCTGGAATCTATATGCCCAGTGGTATATCCGAGAGTGTCGAAGGTATTGTCATTGCTGGTGATATGTCTGGCTCTGTTGGTCAGGCCGAACAGTCAGTCATACTTACTGAGGCTAAGTCATGCTTCGATGCTGTACATCCTAATTGGGTACGTATGCTGTATTGGGACACAGAAGTATGTTCTGACGAGACATACGAGCAACACGAACTCGATGACTTTATCAATTCTACAAAACCCAAAGGTGGCGGTGGCACTAATGTCGAGTGTGTACCAGCGCATATGACCAAGCACAATATCAATGCACAAGCCGCTATCGTTATCACCGATGGACACATATGGGGTTCATGGGGCAAGTGGGATTGCCCAGTATTGTGGGTGGTAATCGACAACAAAAATGCCAAGCCAGATGTCGGCACGGTAGTCCACGTAACTAGTAGAGACTTAACATAAACAAGGAGAAGTAACATGAAGACAACAAAAGAACTTACTGTAGATGCCACAAGAGATTGGGCTACAGCGTGCGGCTTGGTGGAACGTGCAGTTAACACTGAGGCAGAGCGTATCTTACGAGAGGATAACTTATCCCCCGAAGCGTTCATTCAATCCGAAACATTACGTGCCGCTTGGATACGTATCAAACAAGGTTAGTCCACGGACTAACATATTAGGAGAACTAAAATGATATACAGACCAAATATATTAAACACCTTTGAACAGGTAGAAGCTAAGTACAACAGCGTTAAACCATTGGTGAGTAAGCACCACAAACGAGAGGATGACATACGTCCACTAGGTGATCGGAGACGCAAGTGGGAGCGCATAGAAAGGGTAGATAGTAACAAGTACGTGTTACACGATGCTGTAATGTATAGTGGCATCAACCCTTATGAAGCCTCTAATAGTTATTGGTGGGCTTATATTAAACGCCCCCCGATTACATGGGAACGTAAAGACGGTAAAGAGTTTGTAACTGTCCGGCCTAATATTCAATTATCTCATGACACGTCACGGTTTCAATTCTTACGTGCTTACTTGCCGTCAGGGTTGTACTTCGACAATCATACTAAGCACGGTAGACACGTGATAAACAATGTGTTCATAGCACGACCTAGAGATACTAAAGACAAGACCGACTATCATCTGACGTTTGAGCGTAATGATCTCATGTGGAAGTGTGTCACTGAGCCGTGGGCTGAAACACGTTCTGTTGTAGACAAAGAAAAGAAAGCCGAATTACGTGCTGACTTAGAACAGTTCTATGAGTGGATGTGTTCCGTTGGTCCTTTACTCGATACTGGATACGAGAACATAAGGCATCTACGAGAAGAAGCACTTAATGAAGCTATGGCTACACGACTACACTTACCAAATGAATACATAAATGTGAGCCATAGCTTAGACTTTTCAGTAGAGGTTGCATTACAAATACTAAAGGATTATAATCATCCACTACGTATACATTTAGCTACTAACTTTTTACTACGAACAGATATAAAATCTATTGAAACAACAGAAGACCAGCAAGAGTTTCGAGCAAAGTACAATAGTTGGATGAACAAAGCCTTTGGGCTTACGATTGATAAGGAGATTACCAATGCCTAGAATAAATGAAATAGAGACACATGACTTAATTCCTATTGAGAACATACATAAGGTAGAAACTCATTCTTATCTTAGGATGTTTATGGGTAAGGTACGTGAGGTGTACCCTAAATGCCAATTCTCATTTGGTAATTCGCCAAACGATAACGGAGCTATGTCAGTCCACGTGTACCATGATTGGAAACCTATAAGCATGGGTAGGATTGGCTACGGTAACTACCGTGATACTGGAGGTGAAGATACTTTTATGGTTGCTAGCAATCGTATATCAAATGGGAAGTATAGTTCTGGTAGTCCTCAATACAATATGAAGATGACAAAGAATATGGATGTAGCTGTACGTAATGCTAAGTCGTTTCTACGTGATCTATCTAATGTAGAGTTAGCAAGCTCAAATAGTGTATTGTGCCGTAGATCATGGGGTGATACCGAAAGCACTTCACGTGGTAATATACGAGAAAAGTTTGAGCGAAGTGTCCGTAACTCTGATGTTGTCATCCGAGAGTTACAGCATCTAGTAACCACAGGGCATGAATTTCTGGATGCAGAATTTTCTAATTCGATCACAGAACTTCTACAGGCACACAAAAACCACGCAGAAGTTAAGAACAGTATGTCTACAAAAGTTATTATGGTGTCTGTAGAACAACGCCCTAGTGGTACTTGTTTTGAACTTGCACATACAGAAGATATATCTGAGTTCGGTGCGCTTTGGCATCCGTTAGGTACTTTCTCTGAGGATACCATGCAAGCTGAGTACTCTGACGTTGCTGGTAAATTAGCTGTACTTCAGATGTGCGAAGTTGGTCAGTGGGTTGATGGGGTTGGCTACAAATCCACACCAACGGTGCATTATGTTACTACCTAACACACCCGATGATAAGTTATACCGTGTTCAAGTACATGATGATACAAACGCTATCGAAGTATCATGTATTGGCATGGATAAGGTTGACGCAGAAGCAGAAGGTATGTATTGTTCTTCTGATGATTTGCCAACATGGTTACAAGAACGTCTAGCTGTATTGATGGTAACGGATTGGAAACCGATTACCGTAGTTATAAAAGATGTAGGTAGACGTATAGATGAAACTACGTACTGGGTAATTAAGCCTAATGAACTATAGAAGATTAGAATCATGGGAACTAGAGCAGATCGAAAGGTTTGCAACTGAACTAGCCCAATGTGCTTCAAGAGCAGTCTATGTAGATGACGTTGATCGGTTAGAGAATTTAACTGAGAACGCTCTACATAGACTAACCCTTTTAAATGAAATACTTGGAGATGTTAGTCCACGGACTAACATTTCTGGGTGAAACCAGTTTCTAGGAGAACTACAGATGTATTACATTATGGTAACTACCAACGGAAAAATAACTTGCCAAGGTGCGTATAGCCATGAGTTTGCTGTATATGCAAAGAAAGCACGTCTAAAGAAGCAAGACCCCTATCGTCAGATAGATATTGTTAAGAGCAATTAGATGCCTAGAAGAACAAAAGAAGATAATTCTGGCTGGCCTAAACATATTAAGAACACAAAAGATAGAGAGAAAAGTATTGCGAAGAAGATGAAAGGCCAGATGTTTGAGGATGTTACTTTAAAAGGCGACAACAAAGTTATTCACTGGAATACCATAAAACGTGTTTGGAGGAAAAATGACTGAAGATTTATATTACTCTCTAGTGCTGTTTTTAAATAATTACGTTGAGCTTATCTCTACTCACCCTTCTCTACAAACTTGTTTAGACGCTTCTATCTTAATGGGTGCGGGCGCAGCTTGTATTGAAATTTCACTTCTACAGGGTTTGTCATGAGAAAAGTATTACTAATTATTTCAAAGTATGTCGCAAAACTTGATTCGTATCTATGGAGCAGATTGCATGGTAGGCGATGATCGCAAGCTGGTAGAGATTTGGCATCTATATGATGACGGTAGCCGTTGCCATGAACGTAATATTAAAACGGTTGAACTATCTTTACTTCCAAAATGTCCGAAGTGGTTGAAAAGGATTTTTTCTAATGGCGATGACACCAGAAGCAAAAGTTAAAAAGGTTGTATCAAAACAACTTAAAGAGTTAGGAGCCTATTACTTTTACCCTGCCACAGGTGGATACGGCAGAAGCGGTGTGCCAGACATAGTAGGATGTTATAGGGGGATGTTCTTTGGAATAGAATGTAAAGCAGGGAAGAACACTCCTACCCCACTGCAAGAAAAGAACTTACGGGATATAAATACCGCCGGAGGTTTTCAAATAGTGGTTAATGAAGATAATATGAAAGAGCTAGCAAACACGCTCAAGTTAGCATCTTTTTGTAAATGATAAGGAGGATGTAGATGGAACAACCTTTACGAGAGAAGCTATTGGAAACAACAGCTAGAGCAATGGCAAAAGAAATTGCTAGTTGTGTAGATAATGGGAAAGTTTCTCAAAACATATTAGGAAGTACTGGCGTATGGATAGATACCGATGACCATACACACGCCATTCAAATATGGATAGATTGGGGGGAAGAAAACGCTGAACTTAACGCAGTAGCACACTCTTTAACCGTAACAGATGAAGGTGTACTTCAAGAAGACAATACAGCCGAACCGATAGTTATTCTGGGGCCAAAACAATGATAATATATAAGCATGAAGTTGGCACAAAATGGTACGAGCGTGAGTTTGGTACGGATACACGTAGTTGTTTAAGATGCCAGACAGAGTTTGTATCTGAGTCGATTGATAATCGTATATGCCCCGACTGCAAAGGAAGTGATGAGTGGAAACACTCTGAACAGGGTCTTGGACATAATGGTGTAGAGGTAACTGATGTAAGGTTATCTGATTGTGGAGAAGAATTTGGAATTAAGGATTGGCGTTCCAGAGGGGGCATTAAATATAGAAAAGGACGAGTAAAAAAATGGAATTAATTACAGCTTTAGTTATGTCTTTCGGGGGTTTGTTTGTAGCTGACAACAAAGAATTTTTTGGTGTTACCGAAGAACAGATAAAACAAGGAGCAGAATGGCACTACGTTGGCAAGTCACCACTTGATCCCAACGCAAAGTCTATCCCTGCTCAAATGTGTGATGGCACGTGCGATGAGCCATACATTCTATGGAAACTAAAACTACCTAAATAAAGGAGAACAAAATGGGAGAACAACTGGAGCTACCGTTTGACCCACCGCTTGACCGCACTCTGAAACGTGCGGAGATACTACGTACCGCTGAAAAATATATTACTCAAGACCGAGCCGAACAGCATGGAAACATGAAGGACAACTTCACTACGATTGCTAACTATTGGTCAGAACATCTTGAGACAAAAGTAACCGCTGTTGATGTAGCTATTATGATGTCATTGCTGAAGATCGCTAGGTTAAAAAGTAGCGCAAGTAATGCTGACAACTGGGTAGATGGTTGCGGATACATGGCTTGTGGTGGCGAGTTAGCCTGTGAAGATCGTACAGAGCCATACTTCCCACTAGCGTCCAAGAAAGTTAAATAGCATGGACCTCATAACAGTAGACTTTGAGACTTACTATGACAGAGAGTTTTCACTGTCCAAGATGACCACCGAAGAATACGTGCGTGACCCTCGCTTTGAAGTTATTGGTGTAGGTGTTAAGGTCAACAACAATACAACGGAGTGGGCCAGTGGATCAAGACAACAAATTAGAGATTTCCTACATACGTTTGATTGGGACGGGGCTATGTTCCTTGCTCATAACACTGTTTTTGATGGGGCCATTGCTAATTGGCTTTTTGATATTACTCCTCGCGTATATACCGATACTTTGTGCATTGCCCGTGCTGTGGATGGGGTGGAAGTCAGTGGAAGCCTTCGGGCTTTGGCTGAGAGATATTCTCTTGGGGCTAAAGGTACTGAAGTAGGTGATGCCCTAGGGAAGCACAGGGGCGACTTTACCTCTGAAGAACTTTCTAAGTATGGCGATTATTGCATAAACGATGTCAATCTCACGTACGATCTGTTCAAAGTATTTGCCCCTAATTTTCCAAGGGAAGAACTAAAGCTAATAGATGTAAGTCTACGTATGTTCATAGAACCTACCTTAGATTTAGATCTGGGGTTACTAGAACAACATCTTACAGAAACACGTGACCACAAAGACAAGCTACTTGCTTCTGCCGGGGTAGCTAAGAAAGACCTTATGAGCAATGCCAAATTTGCTACCCTGCTAGAAGGTTTAGGGGTAATACCCCCGATGAAGATAAGCCCTACTACGGGTAAGGAAACATTTGCTTTCGCTAAGACCGACCAAGAGTTTAAGGCTTTGAGCGACCACGAAGACCCACAGGTACAATCTCTAGTATCCGCTAGGCTAGGTAACAAAAGCACTCTAGAAGAAACTAGGACGCAACGATTTATAGATATATCCAAGCGTGGACTACTGCCCGTGCCTGTTAAATACTATGCCGCGCATACTGGTAGGTGGGGTGGGGATGACAAGATAAACCTGCAAAACCTACCTAGCAGGGGGGTTGCAGGGAAGAAATTAAAGAAGAGCATAATAGCTCCCGAAGGGTACACCCTGATAGAAGCTGACTCTTCGCAGATAGAAGCACGGGTACTTGCGTGGTTGGCAGAGCAAGATAACCTTGTCGATGCTTTCGCTAACGATGAAGATGTTTATATAAAGATGGCATCTCGCATATATGGTGTCCCAGAAGAGGACGTTACTTCTGAACAGCGTTTTGTTGGTAAGACTACTATACTTGGGGCTGGCTATGGTATGGGCGCGGTACGGTTCCGTGAACAACTAAAGAACTTTGGTACGGATATAGGTGAGTCGGAAGCCGCAAGGGTCATAAAGATTTATAGGGAAGCCAATCGGGACATATATAACTTATGGAAAGCGGCTCAGAATACAATAGTGTATCTCTCTCGTGGTGACGCATTACCTTTAGGACGTAATAACTTATTACAGGTTGATCTAGATAAGTGCGCGCTCCGGTTACCCTCTGGATTACTGCTTAGATACAGTGAGCTACTTGGCGAGCAGGGGGAGATGGGTATCGAATATACTTACCAAACAAGGCGAGGGCGCACTCGTATCTATGGCGGTAAGGTTATAGAGAACGTATGCCAAGCTCTAGCACGGTGCATAATCGGCTACCAGATGCTGGAAGTATCTAAGAAATACAAAGTTGTTTTAACCGTACACGACTCCATTGTATGCTGTGTACGTGACGAGGAAGTAACTACTGCTCGAGATTACGTAGAAACTTGTATGCGTATGATACCTCAATGGGCAGAAGGACTCCCGATTGACTGTGAGTCTGGAGTTGGAAAATCTTATGGAGAATGTAAATGACAAAAGAACTAGATGTAAAAGAAGAAATCAACGATGAGTGGGTTAAACTATTAAATCACCTAAAAGAAAATTTTCCCGATGACTATAAGACCCTGCGACATATGAATAAAAAATATGGCGAAACCTCGAAACAATTGTTTGAGCAGGGGTATCGTAGCGGATGGAATAGCGCAACTAATATTGTTAAAGAGTCATTACAACCAGCGCATAAAGTTCACTAATGAGTATAGCCCCGTGGTCCTTTGGAGAATGTGAATAAAATGTTAGATGAATATATACTTAAAAGCGGTTATGGACTAACTGGACATAATGCAAATGTTAATATCAAAGATGATTTTTTGCGTTGTCCTAAATGTGATTCGTCAGAGTTAACTATGGACACAACTTCTATGTCTCATGGGATAGTGCATGATAAAAATGGTATTATATCTGAATTTACTTGTAACAGTTGTAAGACACAACTGACTCTTGGACTATTTAATTACGATGTAGGTCTTCCGCAACTTACTGCTCGAATAAATTGGATGGAAAAATATGCCCCTTATGTACCAACT